GTCTGGTTGGAAAAGAAACCCTGCCATCCGTAAAGCTCATCATCATGAGACAACAATAGAGGACTAAAGGTCACCATTTGAACCAGTGGCTATCACGCGCATCACAACAACGGGGGTAACGGTGCTGAGTGTGATGAGCTGATTGGCGAGGCCACTGGGTGACGTGTCTTGAGGGAAGACACGCCAGTTCGTAGAATACGTGAGGTAGAGGATCATACCAGGGGCGGCTGCTGCGGTTGTTATTGCATCGCCTTGGAACCATTCGAGATTAGTAACGCCTGTTGAAGACACTATAATAGCAGTGTAACGTAGGCTTGTGTCGAGTGATCCCGAGGATATTTCAGATGCAAGAAAACCGTATGCATCTCCTGCTGTGAAGGCATGAGACCAAGTGATGTCACTGGAGAACCCTGTTGACGTGGAAGGTGCTTGCGTGCCTGTGAACTCATAATCATAAGTCACAAACAACTCACCAAGAGGTGCATTAGATGCCAGGGCTGTGCCTGACATTTGCATCATGATGAATTGCGCTTGGGCAGCAAATCTGTCGTCTTCGGATTCAGAATTGACATAGGACCACTCGGCATCAGCCGGCCAGGAGAATCTGGTGTGTCCAGGTGTGAACTGGTTGCAAATCAAAGCGTGGTCAATGGACATGACTTTGCGAGCGAGTGCTTCGCCGACTTCGAGAAACGGTTCTGCGGAATCGGGGATAATTGCCAAGGCATATGAGCCTCCAGATGTACTTGGAACAGATGGTGCAAAGTGGAACTCCACTGAGCGAGGTCTCCATCTGGTGTACATTTTTGCTATGTTAGCTATCCTTGACCCTTCCACATAAACAGGGTTTACGAGCTGTGAGAACAATGCGACTTTGGACGAGGTTCCGATCTGTTTAACAGTTCCCAAGTATTCAGTTCCTTTGACTGCAGTAACATTCAAGTTACCCAGTCTACGGGAGGAAGTTTCATACTCGAGTTTGGGCGTAGCGAATTCATGGGTGGAATTATTCACTACGCCAACAGGCTCAGAATCATGGGCAGAAGTGATGGCAAATGTTCGAGCAGCCCGCTTGCCAGATTGGAGATGTGGTCCCATAGGGACTTTTCTTTCTTGGCTGCGGAGGGGCTGTCTGGGTCTGGTAGATCCCTCCCCCTTTGGATAAGGCGTTTCAGTTCCTTTATCAAGGGAGTGAGATCTTCGGAGTTCATCGACGATTTGGTGTGCTTTCCTTGCGGTGCCTGCGAGGGTTTCAAGAATCGTGTCTTTAGAGACCTGTTGACGTTTAAGATCAATTGGGCTCTTCTTTGATTTTGCATTCATGGGTTTATTTATGGTTTTATTGTTGGAGGGGTGGGGCGGGTTTCCAGCCGGACTTAGGGCACCACGAATAGTGCCCACCTAAGCGAGTTTATGTGCAGTCGACCAACGCGACCTTTTCAAAGATGGGATGCACAATGAACGCAGGGAACGTTGCATTTGCAATAGCCATCTCGAGCTCCTTCAGCTCTTCGTGAGAAGAGCGGTATCGTTTGATGAACCATTCACGAAGCCGGGCTTCATGTTCAACATTGTGACCATCATATGTATTGGTCTTGATTTGCCACTCTTCGAATTCCTGTTCCTTGACAGGTGCATTCGTGAGCGTAAGGCATTTCTGGACGAATATCGATAGTACAGGAGGCAACAGTGTGTTGCGCAGTGACTGTCCAATGGATTTAGCATGGCGGAACAATGCTTCATCGGCTGTATCGGTTTGGTACTGCGTACAAGGATCAACTGTTGTCTTGGCGTACTTGAAAATTCTCTGTGGTCCGGGGAACCACCGATTGGTGTCGTCTGAAGGCTGATACACAAAGAAACCCTTGAGGAAGTCAACACACCCGAGGTTAAGGTACTCCTCATAGGTGATTGACTTGGATTTCATTGTGTACCCATAGTGGGCAAACGATTCGTCGGTTGGGCGACCATCAGTTTTCAATATGATGTGTGTGAGTATTGTCAGTGTGTTGTAGGTTCCTCCGACAGTGACCGTGAAACTTCCACTGGGACGCATGGGCGTCTTCGTGATTGTCAACGTAACTCTCTCCTTTTGCATAACAACCCAATCAGCCTCCCAAATGCGCTTTTCACAGCACACGGAGTTGGTTGAAC